AGAAGCTGCTGCTTGAAAAGCACCAGTCCCCATCTCAACCATTCTTTCTAAATCTCCTGACTGATTAAATGACATAGCTGTTGGAGGTTGAAAGTTTATAGGTTGTATTGCTTCTTGTACTGGTCCATTAGTAAATATAGACCTACCTGGATAAACTTTAAACGTAGTGTTTAAATCGCGAGGAACCAAAGCAGCGTTAATAGCTACCATAGGATGAATAGCATAGCTCATAGCATCTATCCTTCCTCGTAATTCCGTGTCTAATGCTTTCTGAGGAGAGTATCCTTTTTCAGCTATCCCCCTACCCCAAAATCTATTAGGCACTCTATCGTGTTGATATGCAATAATAGACCTGTCTTGCATAAAAAATGGGTTTTCGACTGCACGTAAAAGAGTACCATCATTTGCAACAGTTACTATTGCTTCTATAGTATCTGCTTTTTCTTCTTGTTGTTCTGAATCTATGTTTAACTCTTCTTCTACAGCAGCACCAATTGGGTCTAATAATTCTACAGGTACTCTACCATGATACTCTATAATCTTTACCCAATCGTGTTTCTTTAATGGGCTTGCTTCACCTCTAGCCCAGTAGTCACTGTCGTCTTTACCACTTCCTATTTCTACATCTGCATAAATACCAGCTTCCTGCTTTTGTTTAACTGAGTTTTTATGCACATACAGAATGTGTGCGCATCCTTCTGCATCATTTATATTTTTTGCTAGTGGGTCAATAGCAAATTCCATTGGGTCAATAGGTACTAGCGATACTTCTGGTACAACAGTTTTTTCAGAGGAAATATTACCTTCTTCATCCATAACTGGTTGTCTTGTTTCCCTACTTTTAACAACAACTTTAGCTATACCTGTACCATATATAGCTCCATTTAAAAATACTTCTGATACAGCATCAGGAACTTTAGCTAACTCATATTCTTTTATTAACTGAGTAATTAAAAACTCCATTGCTTGTTCTTCTTCTGGAGTTTCTATACTAGCTTTATCAATATCTACCCACCGTTTAGAACTAAATACAGCTTCTTCAAGTTCTGCTACAGTTACTTCTATAGCTTGTTGTAAAGCTGGGGCTATTAATTGACTTCTTTCGCTATTTCTAGTTTTATCTTCAGATTTCCAAAGACCTCTCCAAAGACGATAGTATTCATTCCACTTAGCTCTGAAATTTGTATTTCTGTAGTCTTCCCAGTCACGAACTTTATCTACTATCCACCCAACTAGAGGGTCTTTAGTTCTATTTTTAGCATCTGCTGTGTCATTTACTACAATACTATTTACCATTAATATCCTGCCTGTTGGTCTAGTGGACTCCAAGTATCAACCCAAGGTTGGTCTACATACGAAGTTACTGCTATTTGGTCTATATATGCTAACGCATCTAACATATCATCATGTGTTAATTGAGAAGGAAAATCTAAAGCCTGCTCTATTAATTTCTTTAAATATTCTCCTTTATTAAAGGAAACTCTACCGTGTTCTAATCTTCCTTGTAAAGCCCATGTGATTCTTTCTTGTTTCTTTTTACCACCATGAGTTAACTCAACTACATTTGGAAAAGTATTTAATCTTCTCATTTGGTCTGTTAAATACGGCATAATTGCGTTCTTTAAACTTCCTTTTTCAATACCTACACTCATAGGTTTATATTTTTGGGCTGTTCTTAGTATTTGTATGCTAGTTTCTCTAACATCCCATCTACCAGTAATTATATCTTTTACGTGCCACCCTTCTGGTCCAGCTTTTACTACTGCTATTGCACATTCATCTAGTCTTGATAGCTTACTTGTTAACTTTCTACCACTTAAATCTATAAAACCCGCTGGGTCTACTGCGATATAATAATTACCTTGAAGTTCTTCTTCAGTTATATTGTCAAACCACTCTTCCTTAAAGACATTACCACCACCACTTCTAAAAGAAGCTTGGTATTCTTGTAAAAATACTTCAGATGATAAAGTATTTCTTGCGTTTTCTACTTCATCTTCTGGAACAAATGGATTATCAGCAGTATTAAATTCAAAAGCATCCCAATCATCTAATTTATGAGCGTCTATAAATAAATTATAGAAATGGTTTTTACCTGCTGGAGTTCCTATAAATAATGCTCCGCCTTTTACATCAGAAAGAGTAGGTCTTATAATTTCTTCCCACACTGCGGGCTTCATTGTTGCATATTCGTCTAAAACTACGTAACTTAGACCAACACCTCGTAAAGTATCTGGTCTATCTGAACCTTTTATGTGGATTTCTCTGCCATTTATTAACTTTACTACTCCAGTATTCTCTAAAGTATCCTTTATAACCCCTTCACCTAGCCCTTTTATAAGTTTCCACATAATATCTTTCCCTTGTTGGAAAGTTGGAGCTACATAATAGGTTACTATCTCTGGTCCTAGCTTATATCCAAACTCATTCTCTTCTTTTAAAGCTTCTATAAGTAAAGTTACAGCAGAAAGATAAGATTTTCCAAATCTTCGACCCGCTGCACAGACTTTAAACCTCTTTTCAGAGTTAAAAATATCTAATTGACCTGGATGTAAATTAAACTCTAATTCCATTAGTAATAATAAAACTTATCTGCGTTTTTATATTCTCTTATACACTTATTATAAGTAGTTTTAAATACAAAAGACTCAGTATCTTCTATATTATAAGTTACCCAAACTGCATCAAAAACCTCTAATACTTTTTTTATGTACCAATACGGCTTTTTATCTACTTCTAATACATTTTCTACAGTAATTCTATGCCAAAATACATCATTTTGTCTATCATACTTTCTACCATATTGCAAGTCACTAGCTATCTGCGCTTCCCATAAACAAATATTAATAGGTTCGGGTACTGCTACTGCATTAATTGGCAGGCAGTAAAACAAAAAGTATAAAAAAGCATAACGCATAGTGTTATTTTTAATAGGACCATATCCTCGGTCTAGCCTTCCCTTCTAAATTATAATCTAAATGTATAAATCTTTTATTATGTGGTCCTTTTTGATTAACTCCTATACCAGTAAAGTTTAATTGTATAGCTAACATTACTAATACATAAGCTTCTGGACCAGATATTTGTATATCTATTGCCTTTCCTGTAGTATGTGGACCATTTGCACCTGTTTTACTAACTTCTTTATTCCTATCTGGGCATCTATATGCGCTAGTTACAGGAAAGGAAAACCCACAAAGCTTTCTTAATTTGACTAACTTCGCCATAAATTCAGCATTCATGTTTCCGTCTGAACCAGAGCATCTAGGACAAGCTCCAGTACAACTTAGTTCTTCTTTAGAGAAGTGTTCCCACCTACTTTTCATAAGGAAAAACTATAGAACTAATACACCAGCAATAAATGATAATATACACAAAAGCCAACAAGGTATTGACTCCATGACATCTTTAATATTATCCCACATTTTACTTGCTCCTTCTGTTACTAATTCTGCATATTCTTTCATTTAGTTAGCCCCTTAGATTTTTCAAATGAACGTAAACCACCAAGTCCCAACATTCCTAGTAATACTGTCATTAAAGACTCCATATCAAAGTAAGGTAAGTCTGGTATTTCTACACCAGAAAACGCACATATAAATGTAATTAAAGGTGCTAATACAAAGTGCCACACCATAGCAAAACTTAAACCCCAACCAAGAAAAGGTCTCCAACCCGCTACAAATAAAGAGCGGTGTTGTGCTTCCATTTTATTTATTTCTAATTGTCCTTTAGCTAATTCCTGCGCATGGCGTTCTGCCATAGTAGAAATTTCGTGAGCTAACTTATTCTTAGTATCTGCATCAGGAATAAACTTATCTAGTAATCCTGCTATTGGTCCTATTAAAGCTTGTAACATTATGATGCTGTACTCGCTACAAAAACTTCAATTGCAACGGCATTAGTGCCTGGGTCAATTAATATACTTTCTAAATCGTTTAAGCTTGTGACAATACCAGCAGCGTCATCATCTATACCAATACCATCGTGAGGAGTTCCCATTGCAAAAGATTCTCCTGCTGCTAATAAAATAGTAGTTGACATATTAGCTGTACCGCCTTCAGCTCCAGCTACTTGTAAAGATAAGTTTACAGAGTTTGAAGCATCTAAATTTGTTACACGAATATACTTTGTTAATTCTAAATCTATTGCGTTATCAGATGTGCTAGTTAATGTTTGAAAAGTAGCAACAGTAGTATCTACATTAGCAGGACAGGTTACTATTCTTTTATAAACGTCAGCTATACTAGCTATAGTAAACGTCTTTGTACCGCCTTGTTCTCTATCATTTAGAGTTATTGACTCAGTGTGTGTTACACTTAGTGTTGCTGTTGCCATTTACTTTGTCCTCTTAAACTTTGAATGGTTTTTTAATTGTGGAAAGGATTTAATTATTTCTTCTCTAGTTAAATCTCCATTTAACATATATTTTTCTAAATATCTAATACCATCTTTAGTAAGTTTTCTTTCTCCAGATACCATCTTTTTTGTAGCTGGTATCCCTTCCATATAAGATAATATTGTTTTAGGTTTATCATCCTTAAATATAAATCTTGCTTGTGTTAAATAACTATGAACAAAATCTTCTTGCATATCTCTAGGGGTAGATAATATATCTTCTTCACTATAAGTACCACCTGGCGTTACTAAAGGTGTAATTCCATAGCCTGGGTCTTTTGCTACATGAGGTTTTATTTGAAAATAACCTAAAGCTCCAGATTTAGATTTAGCCTCTCCCATATTATTACTTTCTATTTTTGCTACACTATCTAAATTAAACCAATCATTAAACGAATTTCTTTCTTGTATTTGTTCATAGTGTATTTGGTCTGGGTCTGGACCAGAAAATGTTGTTCCCTGTTCTCTATTAACACGTACACCTTCTCGTTCATCTAAGTAAGCTTTATCATAGTAAGGCTCGTATACTGTACCATCTGGTAATATATATTCTTTTTCTACATTACGTGGACTTTTTTTTTCACCAAATAAAGTATCTCGTACATTGCTAAGATATTTATTAAACAAAGCAGACTCAGCCATAAACCTACCAAGCCCCCACTACAAACCCTAGAGCAAACATTCCTATATACCATATAAAATCAGGAAGACATTCAAGCATTTCCCAAAGCCCTTCCTTTACCTCCTGAACTTTAAATTTACGCATTTAGTATTTTTTACCACCACCACGTTTACGTCTAGCCATTACGCTTGACCTGATTTATTACGCATACCTGGTTCGGTGATTGAAGGCTGACCACTAGCTATTCTAGTATAATCTACTGGTTTACCTTTTACGTCTCCAGAAGGAAGTGCTGGTCCTTCTTGTTTACTACCGTATTGTTTTTTATCACTTGGCATGACTGCCTCCTATTTCTTCAAATTGTGCATCGACTACTTCAGTTTTTGTAATCTTTGGTACTCCCTGTACCGTTATTGTTACTCCTTGATTCGCTGGGTTAGAGATATGCTCTACTGCTTTTCTTGCTGGCACAACTCTATCCCAAAGAATTTTTAAGCAGACGGTATCTCCCTCTTCTGCTTTTTGAATTGTTGTTTTAACTATCCTATCAAAGTTCTTTAAAACTTTTGTCATTACTCCATTTATCGCAGCTTCCTGTAAAAGAGTT